AGGGTTGACATCGTCGCCGATACCTGCGGAAAATCCGCCGATGCTCCCGCCGCTTGCGAGAGAGCCGTACAAGAGAGTAGGCGCGGGTGCGGTCTCGATGGTCGTGTATGACACCCCTTGGATAGTCAACGTGAACGGGTGGCTGGGGTCGGACGCGACCGGCAGGCCTGTGCCATCTTCAACCACACTGGCCGAGGCAGTGATGGTGTTACTGCTGTAGCCGATAGTAATGGTGGCAGTCCTGGTTTGGCCATGCGTCGAGCTATACAGATACGTCTGCGTAAGCGTGTAAGTCGAGCCTGGTGTTACGGTGACGCTAGTGTTGACGATAGAGATGGGGATCTTCAACGCAGTTCCCCGCCACCCTGCCAGTGCCACCGCCACCCGCACGCTCTTGAGCGTCCTGTCCGCCGTATCCGCAGGCACGTCCGCCCATGCTGCAGTTGCTGACAGTGGAGCGTCCCCCTCCGCGCTTCCCTCGTCACTGGCCGACGTGGTCGTTTTGGCCGTCTCCAGCGTACTGTTACTCGCGCCGATGTGGAAACATTCCGTCGGAACGTTGTTATACACGGTCACGCCGTCGCCGCTAATTTCTACGTGCGAATCATCTACCTTTCCGATGATAACTTTTTCTGCCCAGAGGGTACTTACATTGATTGAGGGGTTTGTAATATTAGCGATGATAATTGCCTGCCGATTCTTAATGTGCACAAGAACCCGATCGCCACTGTCAACGTTAACGCTCCTGACACAGGGCGTAACTAAGTCGGACCCATCAAGCCGAACACCTATATAGTTACCTTGGGCGTCAAATATAACTTCCCCATAGGCCATACTTTCGGTTTGCTTAGGGGCTTTATCGTTTGTCGCTTTTACGAACTGTTTTATTAAACTCTCATCAAGCATCAAATATCACCCCCATAACTTCTTAGTAAACACAGCGGTTTCCCTAACCGGACAGCCGGGAACACATTCTATGTCTTGCTTAATTACCTTAGCCCTGGTGTTGGATAGACCAGCTTTGACGTAATTCAGCCTCACACAGTCTCCAAGTCTAACAGGGCAATACGCATGCCTGTATGAAACCTCAAAGTCAACCGTTGACAGATCCTCTAGTCTCTTGCGCGTGTAGGCATCAAGCTGATCCTGAGAAATGCCAGAGGCAACGTTTGGGTCAGTCTCCCGATAAGTAATCCATCGCCCCCTCGCCTGCCTCGACACGATACTTGCATCGTCCGTATTCTCCAATACCGACGTCATCGGGCTGCCTTCGTTTGGCGAGTAGATAACCTCAATCCGATTCGGTATGCCGAAAATATCACGGGTCATGGTGAGATCTGGATAAAGAATAGAACTGTTGTCATCTGTGAAAGACCATACCGGCTGCATAGAATCCAGCTTTCTGTCCGGTGAAAATATAATTTTGCCAAGCTCATCAAGGCCAAGCGAGTGCTTAGCGAGAATCAAAAGGTCAGAAACAAAGCTAAGCCTTGATTCAGAAATATCAGCCAAAAAGTCTCCGGTAAGTGTAGTGGTATCGCTGCCACGAATGACCGGAGCCCGGAGTGAACCGTCTGTTAGAATCTGATAAGCAAGATCAAGAACGTTCTGCTCTTCTCGGCCAGTAAACCCAACCGGCATTTGCTTCTCTGTCATCTCGATCAGCGGCGTATAACCGTCGTGATTGATCGACTGCCTTTTCCCGTCAAACGAAGTTGAAGGAGACTGATACAGATGGGTCCCAAGCGGAACTTTCTCTATTTCGTCTCCTTGCCTCGCAATCAAATATACACGTACGTACTTGTCATTCAGGTCTTCGTCGCAGTCAAGAGAAGCGCTTCCCAGGGTTTGGACACCAAGGTCTCTTGTTATGCTGCAGCTCTTCACCTTGTCAAGCTGCCTTACATCACTCCACGTGTATGGGTCCACTACGTAGTATTCGAAGGTTTGCTGCATCGATTTAGTCCAATCGACCATCACGCGCCTCCTTCCACTCTTGTTATCGTGAAAGTAACCGGTATTGTAGGTTTGTTGTGGCTAACGCTATAAGATACCTTTACATTAGCCCAGTAACCGGTACCAGTTTCTTCCCTGACGTAGACATCGCCGGGGTAAATTGCAAGCTGCCTGATCTTTGAGATAGTATCAATATCGCTCTTCGGAACCTCCACGCTCCATCTGGATGTGGAGCCTTGCTGTGTGCCATAGTAGCTGACAGGGTGGTTTCTGCCGGCGTATTCAATCAAAGAGACGTCGGGCGAAATATCATCACTGACATCCACATTGTAAGGCAGTTTTAGAATGGTTCCAGACCAGTCATCTACTATAAATTCGTAGTCGTCAGGATCTGCCATAAACGACTTGGTCTCGCCGTCCCATTGTATTACCGCGCATTTAGCGTTGACCGGAATTGGTTCTGGGTCGGTATAGAACGACGCGCCGGTGGCAAGATCGATGGCCACAATTCGGTACCTGGCATAATCAAGAGACGGATGCATGTCTGTAATTGTTACGTTCTCAGACGCGCTTATCCCTGTTTTGATCTCCGTTAGATTACCGTCAAAGTCTACCCGATACACGCCAAGGTTAAATCCAGAATGATACTCTTCGTCATTCTCATCAGCGCAGAAAGGTCTGATAAAGCCAACAAGAGATCCGGGATCCACGTAAATATCAGCGTCAGGCGTCCATTCCGGCACGTCCCACTTGGCAAGGAAGACTGCCGAAGTTTCGGTTATGAGGCCGTTACTCATCGCCGCCGTAACAGTTATTGTGTAAGTAATTCCGCCAACCAAATACAAATCTCCTGGCTGCAGACTAAGAGTTTCCTCAGATCCATTTGCCAAGATGTAAGTTGAGTAAATCTCTGCGTTTCTGTTGACGTGGACTTCATGTCCATCACCCTGGACTGAGTCGTACTGCTCATTTGCCACTATCGAAACGCTGAACGAGATTGGTGTTTGAGTTACCGGCTGAACCTCCCACGAAATATCAATAGGAAACTGTTCAACTACGGGGTAAAGTTCCTCGGCATCAGGCTCCCCAACGGTGAGGGAGATGACAGCAGGTAGATAGACAAATATCTCTCGGTATTCCGAATAGTCGCTCCACTCTTCATCAATCCCCTCTATACCTTTGGTTGAAACTCTCCAGTTAATCTTATCGCTGTCGCTAAGAGACGAGGTGTCGTAAGCGTAAAAGTTCTCCGTAGTAAGATTAATAGTCTGCTCTTCGCCATCATTAATCTTGATTCCAAGTCTGGCACCAGTCTGGTCAGAACCGTCTGCCGAATTGTGAGTCCAGTTGAAGATAATGTCTTCGCCAATTTTGCCATTTGTCGTATAACACCAGACGGTTGGTACCTCTGGCTTAACGCCGACAGGACTGCTGCTGATTTCTGACCATTCGCTCTCTTCGCCGCCGTTACCGACAGCTTTGAGCCTGAAGTACCAAGTCTCGCCAGGTGTTAGTGACGATGCAGGATAATGCGTTGCGGTGATGCCGCTCACTTCCTGCACGTCGCTACTTCCCGTATCGAATACAGGAACCCCGTCAACGGTGACAAAAGTATACTGAAGCGTATAAGACTCGGCGCCTTCCATAGCCGACCACGAAATATCAAGGATGTCGTCCTCAAGAGCCCTGATTGTGGAGATTGTCGGAGCGTTTGGAGCCGAGTACACGTTTTGTGTGTAGCTGCTCCATTCACTTTGTTCTCCATTTCTTCCGAAGGCCAAAGCCCTTGCTTTATACCGGTGACCACCAAGTTTTGCAAGATCCGGGCATACCAGCTCTGCACGCCCGAACTCGTTCTTTACATTGTCTGATTGAAACGCGATGGCGCCATCATCCTCAATTATTTGGATTGACAAAATATCATTCGACTTTTCATCAGAATAATTGAGAATGGTTACGGTTATAGTCGTCTCGTCTATCGAAAGATCGACTTGGCTCGGCGCGGCCGGCGTTGTCTCTTCTTCTCCGTAATTGCCTCTGTAGACAGTCCATAGTTTTGTACCTACCCACTTGGCTTTGTTTCCCGGATTTGGAGCAACGCCAACCCTAACACCGCCGACTACAGCATTGGAGGGCGCAGAGTATGTGGCATTTGTGCCAGTTACCGTTGTTTCGGATCCGCTAAACCAAACTCCCTGACCTGTAGAATATTCCCAGACTACCTTATAGCCGCTCTGGTTCTTAAAGTTTGTAGCCGCCCAGGTCGCATACAAGGTTCTTGTTGTCTGAGCCTGCAGGTTAATACTAGGTGCCGCCTTTAGCTTTTTCCTTGCTTTTTTAGCCATTTACGCCCTCCTTTCTATTCTTGCCTCACGAATCATGGCTCTAACGGCATTCGCCATATTAGAACCGTCATCGTACGTCACCCCATTGACATTGTAAGTGTCTCCGGGTCTGCTGCTTCCGAGACTGCTGCCCAGATGTTCAAGCGCATTCAAAATATCAATATTGCTATT